TCTTCCACAAGAAGTTGAGAAGTTTTTATTTTTATGATGTAAGGATCTTTAAAAAGATAGGAGACCAGTTTGTCATCTGCATCCCTATACTCCTTAATGTCAGCAATTACATCTTCACCTGACTTCAATAGTGCTAATTGAATACTCATGGTAGTTATTTTCCTTTATCTATTATAGCACCAATTGTCCATGATTGTAAACCATGTCCATCTATTCGTAAATGAATATCAGATACAACCTCTTCTGGAACTACCAAACAATAACCTATACCAAGATTAAATACCCTCTTCATTTCCTCTGGTGGAATTTCACCTGCAAACATAATTTTTTTAAATATATCTGGCAATGGCCATGAATCATAATTTACTTGTGCTTCCAATCCATTAGGAATGCAACGTGGAAGATTCTCTGGAATACCTCCACCTGTAATATGTGCCATCCCTAAAATAGGAAACTCACTTATAAGTTCTTTTACAACTGATGCATAGATGCGTGTTGGTGTAGACAACTCAGGCATTTCAAGATAAGCAATCTTATGCCTCCATAACATATCGTTTATTAAACTAAAACCATTACTATGAAGACCACTACTTTCTATACCTATTATTAAATCTCCTCTACAAATATTAGATCCATCAATAATATCATCTTCTTCAACGATTCCAGTACAAAATCCTGCTAGATCATATCTCATATCCGAATACATTGAAGGCATCTCTGCTGTTTCCCCACCTAATAATGTACATCCTGACATAATACAACCTTCAGCAATTCCTTTTACAACCGAAGATAGTTTTTCTGGTTCAAGTTTGCCAGTAGCAATATAATCTAAAAAATATAATGGTTCAGCACCGCATGTAATAACATCATTTACACACATTGCAACAAGATCAATGCCAACTTCATAATGCTTATCCCATATCTGTGCGATATCTAACTTAGTTCCAACACCGTCTGCACCAGATACTAAAATTGGTTTTTTATATCCCTCTGGTATTCTCATCATACCATTAAAACCACCAAATCCACCCATGACCTCAGGCCGATAAGTGGATTTAACGGTGTTTTTAATTTGATCTACAAAGGATTTTCCAGCTTCAATGTCAACTCCTGCATTTTTATAATCCATCATGTAAACATAACAATAAGAATATTATATCACAAATATTCTTTTCTTGCATGATGTTCTGGAACAATCTTCTTCAACTCTACTGTGAGGAGTCCATCCTCAAACTTGACGGATCCAACCTTCGTATCGTCGGTGACCGTCCAAACTCGTTGGAAGGAACGTTGGGCCAATCCTTTATGAACAAATTCTCCAACATCTTCTGATTCTTCTTTTTTGCCTTCGACATATAGTTTTCCAAACTCTGTATAGACTTTAACGTCATCTTTCTTGAACCCTGCCAACGCAATCTCCAATTTTGACTCATGATTATTTAATTGTACCAAATTATATGGTGGATAGTTGGATTGATGTTCTCCGAAATCAAATACACGATCAAGATAATCATGCATTCCAATACTGTTTTTTGAGATTCTTTCCATTAACTGTGGAAGATCTGCTGCTGTATACCTTGTAATGCTAGTCATAATAGTTCTCCTTTTTTAAGCGAGTGTGATTGTGTCCCTTACGGCGACACTACTATTTAACCACGAATGCTTAAAAAAGTCAGTGTTGAGATCCGAAAATTATGATGCGGTTTCTTCTACTTTTTTCTTCTTACCTATATTATACTTGGTTTCAAGTATCCAATCATTTTTTTCTTTATACGCAAGAACCTTAATCTGATTCAATGGAGCAACATCAAGAACTGAATCTATATTAAGAACAGTAACTAATCCCCAATCAGTAAGTAATTGAATAATTCTATTCCTACGTTGAACATCATTTACAGTAAGATTAGCATGTTTACCATCTAATGCAAACAATTCCTTAAAATGAACAATGTAATAACGTCCTTGCTTATGAAGAATATGGCAAGATTGATATATCTTTTTCTCCTTTCTGGATGCTACTCCAATTCTTGTGAGAGTTTCTCTTACTTTTAAGAAGTCATCAGGTTCATTTAATGTGACTTCTATCATTTGGTCAGCAGACCACTTGACCTCGGGCTCGGCAATCATTTTGTTCCTCCAGTTTCAAATTTCGATTTTATAAAATTAAGTTGTTCGTTGGTTAGGATTCTTAGAGCCTGCTTTGCCTTTTCGTTACTATAACCATAATAACGTTTCACCAAGTCAAGATCTTTAATCTCATCTTTGCGGAGCCAAGGAGAGAACCTCTTTCGCTTCCTCACACTATTTAGAAAAAACGAATATTGCATATCAGGAGGAAGGTGATGATTAAGATTCATTTCGTTTGCAAACAAGACTGTATCAAGATGTCCTGACATACAACGGTTAACAATGTATGCAGGATATTTTGCATCTGGATCTTCTTCATAAAGATTCTTTTTGTTAAGGTTGATTGAATTCAACCAATCTTTTAGTTCAGTCATTTTGGTAATTTGCGATTAAAGTTCCAGTATCCGAATGATTGCCATGTATAATAAATTCCACATAGAAACTTTTGAACAAAGTATTCTAAGTAGAGGATAGAAAGAATAATATATTTCTCAATCATCTTATGATTTGAATATCATCATCCTCTGTCCAGAGTTCGACCTTATCTCTGAACCTACCTTCTTTCTTTAACTTGTCATATCTTTTACCTGCTTTCTTCTTCCACCACTTAATAATATTTTCAAGATGAAACTTATCATAGTTCTGACCAGGTATTAACTTGTCTTGTTCACCAAGAATAACTTCACGAATATTACTATACCCATAATCTGAAATATAAAACCTCTTCCTTTCAGTAAGACCAAATGCCATCTTAATGACTCTATTAAATTCTCCTAATTTCTTTTGATCTTCTAATGAATTCCTGATAATAGAAATCATCTTATTCTGACGTTTCATCTTTTTAGATGAAGCTCTATTCTCTGTTAATGGTTGATTATTATTATATCGAGTAAACTCATCATGAAGATGATGAAATTTTGCAGCATGTAATAATGGAAGAAACCTACTATCAGTCAATCCCTTATATCGTATGAATGGTTTTAAACCATCATACTGTGATGCAGATGTAGTGGAACCATAAAGAGAAGTAGTTTCAAATAAACCAATATCTTTTTCAAACACATCATTAATTGTTTCTCTTGCAAAATGAGATACACATAATAATGCAAGTAACTTTCCACCAAGATAATTATATCCAAATGGTTGCGATGGAACTATAGCAAATCCCATTACAGCATGACGATTGAATATAGAAAGATCAGGTGCTTTACCTAACCAATTATTTCTAGGTTTAGAATTAATAACTGGTGAACCAAATCTAATAAAACCTATTACTTTTTGAGTTCTTTTTTCACGAACAATCCAACGCAATTCTCTACCAGGAATATTATCCTCAATATTATGAGAAGAAGTTGCAATTAAACGACTTCTATAATAATCTTGCGATAGAGCATTGTCGAAACGATCACCAACAAACTTAACCTCAAAATCCATTTCATCTGGATGAATATCCTCATTTAAGAATTCATCCTTCATAGACATGAGAGTAGTTGGTTTTTGAAGTACTTCTCGTTTTACATGCCTGAGATAATCCTCAATGGTAGTAAAATGCTTAAAGTAATCAATAAATTCATCTGCTGCCCAATCAGCAACTTCACTTGGTACATGATCAATAACTTTCATTTCAATAAATTAATGTAAGCTGCTATGACTAATAAAGTCAAACAAATTTGATTATATCTCATTTGAAATTACATTCTACCATAATTTCAGTCAATGCTGCAAGAAGATTTATTTCTTGATCTGCTACGAAGGCAGACTGATAATTATACTTAGCAATAATAAGCACAGCAGCAGCAATGCTAGGGCCGTCAAGGGTTTGAGTAAGACTATCGTAAACACGACGCAAAAGTACAGTAGAATCATTGTCCAAATTACTGTTGACCCACTTACGTACTTCAGGAAAGTTTTTTTCCTTAAGGTTCTTAATAACATCATTTACATTAATATCAGTAAAACTTGCTAGAATGCCACTATCTATTTTACCCCCAACAGAATATCTCTGGCATTCATTTAATACTCTTCTCCAGTCTGGGAAGTGTTTGTTTATGAGTTCTGCGAGAACACGTTTATCAGATTCAACCCTTTCTTTCTCTAGTATATCATTAAGTCTCTTAAAGAATTGAGATGCTATCTGTGCTTTCTCTTTACCTTTAATTCCGAATTCAACCACAGCACACCTTGAGTGTAAGGGTTCGAGTATTTTATTCTTGTAATTACAGGTGAAGATGAATCTGCAGTTATTGGCAAATTCTTCGATAAAGGCCCTGAGGAGAAGTTGTACATCGTTCCCTGTGTTATCGGCCTCATCAATGATAATGACCTTATGCTTTGCCTCAGATGATAAAGATACTGTTGATGCGAAGTTTTTTGCGTTGTTCCGAACAGTGTCAAGAAACCTGCCTTCATCTGATCCATTAATGACATAATAGTCTGCCCCCAATTCGTTACATAGTGCTTTTGCTACCGTAGTCTTACCGACACCAGGAGGGCCAGCAAGTAACATATTCGGTATCTCACCTGTATTTAGAAAATCTCTAAAGGTTTTTTTAATATTCTCTGGGAGAATACATTCTTCAATTGTTTTGGGTCTGTATTTTTCAACCCATATAAAGTCACTCATTACCAAGTCGTAGGATGATTATTAATTTTACCTTCAACGTGATTATGATCTATCTCATCTATGTGAGCATGATCAATAGATTCAATGTGAAGGTGTTCAAGAGAATTAGCAATTCTCTCAAGGGCATCAGCGATGCGTTCAGATGTTTTCATAATTTAGTCAAATCCAATGCGGTTTTCTGGATGGGTCACGAAGATAATTAGATGCAACCCAAGGTTTGCTCGATATATAACGTTTGTAAGCAGTAAAAGTGTCAATGCTTGTGTCATATTTAAACCTGTCGGGCCCTGCGAAGGCAAAAGATTTGGGATCATGATCTTGTGGTGGAAATATTTTTACAGCATGTTCTATTGTACGCTGACAACTATGTATTTTAGCATACCTATGAGTATATTCATAGCATAGAGCAAGACCATGTATAATCAACCATGTCCAATTATCTTGTGCCCAGATGGTACAAGGATGATTGCGAAATGCACCTTTAGATGTTTTGTATGGTGTACCATCTAACTTGGGCAAAGAACCGAAGTTATGACCCCATTCTTTAGATGCAACAATAGCAAGCATTTGACATGTTTCTAATGGCATTTTGACAATGTGTTTGTCTGGTAATACCTTTGCAGATTTTACTGCTGATGGATCAGTTACAAAAATGTTCATACAATAATCAAATTCCTAAAATTTTACGTTGACGATTAAAATAATCTTCAAGTATCCAAGAACTACTATTCATTTTATTATTACCGCCAACACCCCATACAAATAAAACTCTATCATCATTTTGAAAAGCATCAAGTTCTGGAGTATTGTCTTTAGCTCTATCACCACCATTACAAAAAACAACTTGATCTGTTTTTTCTAAACATTTGGAAATAGCACCACATGCAGAATTATCTGCATCATCCCATGATACAACAGAATCTACCATATGTAAATGGCGAATAATATCTGCTCTTTCAACCCAAGGAAGAAAGTATTGTCCTTTCTTTCTAATTAACCATTCATTACTATTCAAACCAACTACAAGATGATTAGAAAAAGTTTTTGCATCTTTTAAGTAACGAATATGTCCAGAATGAATTGGATCAAATCCACCAGTTACAAGAGAGATCATTACCCAAATGTAGAGTCTGGTTCTAATGCAATAAAGTAAGTTAAATTATAATTTTCATTAACAAATCTAGAAAGCAATTTCTCAGAAATTACAACATTATAACTACCTGCTAAGATTTTAATATTCTCAACTTTAAAGTTAAAGGAAAACTCTCTATCAGTCTCACCAACATTAATGGCAAATTCATTAGATGTGTCATTCTTCTTATCACGTACAACAAGTTTAACAACACCATTCCCACCAACTGCTGATAAATCTGGAAGACCATAAATTGCAGATGCCTTTAATATAGAAATAAGTTGATTATTATCAAAAGTAAAACAAACATCTTCACTAGGAAGTGTTAAAGTTTTCTCAGGTGGAGCAACAATTACACTAGGATCAGCAAAGAAATACTTTGTCCTATTATTCTTTCCACCACGAATGTATAAATGAGATTCATTTTTAAAATCTAATTCATGATTATCATAAAGATCTATACCATTTAAAAACTGAACTAAATCATAGATAGCAAAATCTTGTGGAATTTCTTCTTCAATATCAGCCTCTGCAAGAATATTCTTCATTACAGACATTGTACGAAGAGTGTTGCCTTTTTTAAAGAGAATAGACTGATTAATTGTGGAGAAGTTCTTTAATAAAGCAAGAGTTTTTTCAGATAGTTTCATAGTATGGGGACGAAGTTTCATAATTAAGGCATTTGGTCAAATTCGCCAGAAGGCATTGATGGTTTTCCGTAG